GGTGTATCCAATGATGAACTAAAAAAGGAATTAAACTTCCCTCATAGCGTAAATACCTATAAACAAATGTCATACCACGCTACGATTAATTCTGCGTTGACTTTGTTTGAAAATTTAATTGGTAAAGCAGATTGGAAATTTAAACCAATTGCTGATGCTACACCTGAAGAGTTAAAACAAGCCAAACTCATTAACGAAATGATGCAAGACTTAACAGATCAGACTTGGAGTGAGTTCATCTCTGAAGCAATGTCTGCAAATATGTACGGTTTCTCTGTGCATGAAAAAGTATATCGTCGTCGTTTGAAAGCAAATGGTTCTAAGCATGATGATGGAGTAATTGGTTGGAAAAAGCTACCCATTCGAAATCAAGAGACAATTGAAAAGTTTATTTTCAGTGAAGATGGTAATGAAGTAAGAGGTGTAAAGCAAAACCTTTCTGCTATCTCAGATGTATACAATCGATACTCTAGTCGTACTAATAACGAAGTAATTCTACCTCGTAGCAAAGTTATGCTGTTCCGTGCAGGTAAACATAAGGGTGATCCTTTTGGTAAATCGATGCTTCGTGATGCATATTTAGCTTGGCGCTTTTTAACCGTAATTGAAGAGATCGAAGCAAACGGTGTAGCTAAAGATTTGGCTGGTCTTCCTGTTCTAAAGCTACCACCTCAGTATCTATCTTCAGAAGCTTCACCAGATCAAAAAGCGATTCGCGCTTACTATGAAAATGTAATGCGTAATTTGCAATTAAATCAACAATCTGCTCTAATTCTACCACAAGCACACGATCCTGATACTCGACAACCCCTATTTGAACTTGAATTACTATCTTTGAACGGTAGTAAGGCAATGGATACAACCAAGATCAAAGAATATTATAAGAATCTAATCTTGACTGCCTTGTTCGCGGATATTCTCGTTCTAGGTCAATCTGGTGGTGGTTCTAATGCTCTTGGTCAGGTTAAAAACTCACTGTCCGCTACGGCTGCAGAAGCTATGCTTAAAAAGATTCGTGATGTTATCAACGAAGACTTAATCAAGCAGACTTACGAATTAAATGGTTGGGATACATCTCGTATGGGTCAAATGGACTTTGATAACCTAGAGATCGAAGACCTAGAGTCCTTCTCTAAAGCTGTTCAGCGTTTTGCAAGTACTTCAGTTATTGAAGTTGATCGTGCGGTTCTCAACAGAGTTCGTGAATCTATCGGTGTAGACGCATTACCTGATGACGCAGAACCTAATAAAGATTATCTTCCTGAGGTGACCTCTCGCAGTGGTGATGGCTTTAAAACAGCAGGTGAAGGTACTAGTACTTCTCCATCTGGTACGGATACGAGTTCTGGTAACCTAGAGAATGCAGCATAATAAGACTGCCATTTTATACTGGTTGCATCTTAAAGAACACACTGACGTATTCACTCAAGGATACGTTGGTGTTACTACTCGTTTAATTGACGTAAGATTTAAAGAGCACTGCAGTAGATTTAATAACTCTTATAATCAGTATAATCCACTGCATTTAGCTTTTGCTGAATACGGTATTGAAAATATAGTCAAAACTAGACTTTGCGTATGTGATGTTAAACAAGCATATGAATTAGAAAAAGTTTTTCGTCCATTTGAATACATGGGTTGGAATACTGTAGAAGGTGGTAAGTTATCACCAAAAGTTATAGAAATAATGCATAGGAGAAGAAATGCCGTACTCAGCCGATAATGTGCCACAATGGGCCAGTAAGAAATCTAAGTCAGTCCAAGAAGTGGCGATCAGAGTTTTCAATCAAACGCTAAAAGATACTGGTTCTGAAGAGAAAGCTAGGATTGCTTCACTCGCTGCTATGAAAAATGCAGAAGAAGCTAACAAGAAAGATAAAGTCAAGAAATCTGTAGAAGATATTATTAAAGGTAAATACAATTTATCTTGAATTAATATCAAATCTATGATATAATAGTTTACAAATACCCCCCGAGTAACTCTCGGGGTTATTGTTGTTTATAAAGGAGAGAATATGCAATGGTCTGCAGATAATACCCCAACTGCCATTCAAGGTAAATCTTTAAAGTTAAGGGAATTATTTGCAAAAGTTGCCAATGCTTCTCTAGAAAAAGGTCTATCAAAAGAAGAGTCAATCTTTGCTGGAACTAATGCTGTAAAAATAGAAGAACGTAAAAATCAACCAGCAAAAGTTAAATCTCCTAAGACTCCTTCACACGTAGAATCCCTCAGAAGTTATACCAATCCATTTGAAGTCCTAACTAAAGCACAAGAAGGTCAAATCGAAGTTCCTACCGTTAAAGCTGCAGAATTTGATGCAGAAGGTCATCTTGTGATCTTAATGTCTGATGGTAGACGAGTTGTTACAAAAGGTAAAGCTGTCGAACAGCATATCGACCAGAGAATTGGTGTTTCTGTCAATCCTGTATTCGATCATGTTCAGATGAATACTACTGCAAATTATACTGCAGAAGATCATGTACCGGGGATGCTTACTTGGAATGAATTTGAAGATTGTTTAGATATCGTTCAAAATGATGGTTCCATTCTACAAGTTGGTCTAGAAAATTATGTACAGGTAATCAACCACACAGGTGCTACACTACAAAACGGTTCTGTTGTTAAATTCTCAGGTGTAGCTTTTGAAGAGATTCCAGAAGTAAACCCAATGATTGCAGACGGTTCAGTAGAGCCTTTATACATCGTAGGTGTACTTACAAATACTTTGATTCCGGGTCAAATTGGTAGAGCAACAATCTTAGGTAAAGTTCGTTCGATTGATACAACTGGTTCAGAAGTAGGTGAAACATGGAATCGTGGTGATCTACTTTGGGCACATCCTTCACAACCGGGAAAACTAACCAAGTTTAGACCAACTGCTCCGAACGTTTCTGTTTCAATTGCTGCTGTACTTAAAGTAGGTATAACAAATGGTGTGTTACTTGTAAGACCTACGATTTTTCCTCGCCTATTCTATGGTACTTTCTCAAGTGCATTAACTCAAACTGCAACTGCAATTAATACACCCAAAGCTGTAACTTTTGAAACTACGGATATTAGTAGTGGAGTAAGAATGGTTAATTCCAGTAGGGTAACAACTGATAGTGCAGGTTTATATTCGTTTGATTTTAGACTTCAATTGACTTCTAGTAACTCAGCGCAAAAGAACATGTATATTTGGGCCAGAAAAAATGGAACAGATATTACCAGAAGTTCATCTAAAGTAACATTAGTTGGTAACGGTGTTGAATTAGTTCCCTCTTGGAGTTTCACTGTAAGTATGCAACCGGGAGATTACTTTGAGTTGATGTATGCAGTAGATGATACAGCTATTTTGATTAATGCTCCAGCTTCAACAACATTTTGCCCAGCTACTCCATCTGCTACCATTCGTGTTAGTCAGATTAATTTATAATAGGAATAAAAATGCAACCAGCACATATTGATCTGGAAGTTTATAAAGGTTCAACCTTTGTTAAGACGATCCAATGGAAAACAGGTGAACCAGCTACTGCAGTTAATCTTACTGGTTGTACTGCTAGAATGCAGATTAGAAAATCTGTAAACGATACTACTGTTTTAGATACATTAACTACAGAAAATTCAAAGTTACAAATTCACGAACCTTTAAATGGTAAATTTAAAATTGTAATTGCAGCGAATATCTCGACACAATATACTTTTACAAGTGCAGTATATGACCTTGAAATCGTATTTGCAGAAGGAACCGTTGTTCGTGTTATTGAAGGTTGTCTAACCGCTGTACCAGAGGTAACCCGATGACAACTGAAATTATTGTAGAAACAGTTTTTGATACAATAATCGTAGATGATTCTCAGGATACTATCTTAGTTGAAACTCCGGGTTTGACTACAGTTATTACATCGGCAGAACAAGGTCCGCCCGGACCAGCCGGTATTCAAAATATTAGCGAAGCTTCAGATGTAGATTCTTCAAATAGAGTAGATGGTTCCTTATTGGTATATTCTACTCAAACTCAAAAATGGGTTGCAACTACCCTACTCGAAAACCAGAGCGTTGAATCTGGACACTATTAATTAAGGAAAAATTATGGCTTCAATCGTAAGAATTAAACGTTCAGAAGTATCTGGTAATCCCACAACGCTTGGTCAAGGTGAATTAGCCTATTCTGCGTTAGCTGACAACGGTGTGAACGGTGGTGATCGCTTATACATTGGTATGGGTACAGAAACTAACGGTAACGCAGTTAATCACGTTGTGATCGGTGGTAAGTTCTTCACCGATGCAATCACCGCTGCTACTTCTGCAAATACCGCTTCAACTCTAGTAAAGCGTGATTCATCTGGTAATTTCTCTGCTGGTACTATCACCGCCAATCTAACAGGTAATGCAGGTACAGCTACTAAATGGCAAACAGGTCGTAACCTCGCTTTAACAGGTGATGCAACCGCTACACTAACTGCAGTAGATGGTTCAGCAAACGTTTCAGCTGCTTTGACTCTCGCTACTGTAAACGCAAACGTAGGTACATTTGGTTCAGCTACAACAATCCCTGTTATCACAACAAACGGTAAAGGTTTAATTACTGGTGTATCAGTTGCTTCTGTTGCTTCTAACCTAAACGTAGCTGGTGATACAGGTACAGATGCAGTATCTTTACTATCTGATACTCTAACCTTTACAGGTGGTACAGGTCTAACTTCCAGCGTAACAAACAACGTTGTAACCTTTGACATTGATTCTACCGTTGTTACTCTAACTGGTAACCAAACACTAACCGGTAAATCAATCAGTGGTTCAAGCAACACAATTACCAATATTCCTAACTCTGCTCTAACCAACAGTTCAGTAACTATTGGTAGCACAAGTGTAGCACTAGGTGGTACAGCTTCTTCACTAGCTGGTCTAACTGAGCTTACCGTGGATAACATCAACGTTAATGGTAACACAATTTCATCTAACGATGCAAACGGTGATATCATCATTAGTCCTAACGGCACTGGTGCTGTAGACGTTGCTAACTCTCGTATTACTGGTGTATCCACTCCTGTTAACGATAATGACGCTGCCAACAAACTATACGTTGATACTGTAGCTGCTGAAGGCTTGCACGTTCAAGAAGGTGTTGATGCTGCTACTACAAATACTCTTGCCATCCTTTCTGGTGGTACTGTAACATATAATAACGGTACAGCTGGTGTTGGTGCTACTCTAACAACTACAGGTTCTTTCAATACTATTGATGGTGTTAACTTGGTTGCCATCGGTTATGGTATCGCTCGTATTCTAGTTAA